CCAGATCGATGCCGAACGAGCCGGTCTTGAACGATGCTTTCACCTCCACGGTCGCCTTGACCTTGTGGCCGTAGAGGGCCTGACTGGCGGCGTCCATCAGGTCGCTCAGCGCGAGCAAGGCCGGCGCCAGCTCACGCGCATCCATGGTGTGTGCGTCGAGCGCGGGACCGTCGTAGGTAACGCGGAAAGCGGCTGATGAAGTCATGACAGGATTCTAATGGCAACGCCAATAGCGGCGCAATCGTGCTGCGCCCTTGTTCGCGATCTTCATCGTCTGATAATGTGTGAAGATAGTCGAGCGGCATTGCCCCGGAACGCGTTCCCCCTGGGCTGTACATCGCCGGCCCCGCAAGATGGCGGCCATGTACGGACACCCCCACGCCCTTCGCCCCGAGCCGCCGCGCCCCGCCGTGGCGGTGCTGGCCGTCGCCGTCTCGGCCGCGGCCGGCCATCTCGCGCAGCTCACCCCTGACGGCACCTTCCGCGCCCGCGACGGCCGCCCGGCGCATCTGCCCGGCTGGAAGATGAGCGCGGCGATCGCCGGGCGCGTGCTCGCCAGGCTCGCCGCGAGGAAGACCCCCATCGTCGTCGACTACGAGCACCAGACGCTCTTGGCCGACCAGAACGGCCAGCCCGCGCCGGCGGCCGGCTGGATCGACCCGGCCAAGGTCGAGTACCGCGAGGGCGAGGGCCTGTTCGCGCCGATCGACTGGACCGCGCGCGCGGCCGCCCACATCGCCGCCGGCGAATACAAGTTCCTGTCCCCCGTCCTGCCCTTCGACCCGGCCACCGGCGAAGTGCTCGACCTGATGCACGTCGCGCTCACCAACTACCCCGGCGTCGACGGCATGGCCCCGCTGGCCGCGCTGCGCGGCCGCTTCGACTTCGACCCGCAATCCCCGCACAAGGAGGTTCCCCCCGTGGATCGCACCAAGCTCATCCAGTTGCTCGGCCTGGCCGCGGACGCGACCGACCAGCAGATCGACGCGGCCGTCGCCGCGCTCAAGGCCCGCGCCGACGAGGCCGTCGCCGTGCGCGGCGTGCTCGCCGTAACCGATGCGGCCGACACGGCGGCCGTGACCGCCGCGGTGACGGCGCTCAAGACGAAGACGGCGCCGGATCTGTCGCAGTACGTCCCCAAGGCCATGTACGAGGAGACGCGCGCCCAGCTCGCCGCGCTCAAGGCCGGCGCCGACACCGCCGCGCTCGACCGCCTGATCGAGGAGGGCCTCGCCGACGGGCGCATCGCCGGCCAGGCGACCGCCGACTACCTGCGCGGCCAGGGCCTGGCCGTGCTCAAGGCCCATCTGGCCGACGCGCCGTCGGTCGCCGCGCTGCAGGGCAAGACGCAGACCGGCGGCAAAAAGCCCGACGGCGCCGGCCAGGACGCCGGTGCGCTCACCGCGGCCGAGCTCGCCGTGTGCAAGGGCATGGGCCTCACGCCCGAGCAGTACCAGGCCGCCCGCGCCTGACCGCCCCCCGCAACGCATGAGGACCTGAACCAATGCCTGCCCTGACCAAACCCCGCAACACCCCGCAGCAGGCCGGCCACCGCCGCGGCTACCGCGTCGGCGCGAACGTGCGCTGCCTGGCCGGCGCGATCGCGGTGCTCACCGCCGGCGGCTTCGCCGTGCCGGCCACCACCGCCACCGGCCTCGTCGCGCTGGGCCGCTTCGCGTTCGATGCCGACAACACCGGCGGCGCCAACGGCGACCAGTCGGTCGAGGTCGAGCGCGGCATCTTCCGCTACGAGAACTCGGCCGGCGCCGACGAGATCACCGCCGCCGACGTCGGCCGCCGCTGCTACCTGGTCGATGACCAGACCGTCGCGAAGACCAGCGCCACCAACACCCGCAGCGTCGCCGGCTTCGTCGACGGCGTCGACGAGCTCGGCGTGTGGGTACTGCTCGACCCCACCAGCGGCGCCGCCGCCTGACCTGTTTCGTGAGGACCTGAACCGATGGACCTGAACCGCGACAACCTCAACGCCTTGTTCACCGCCTACAAGGCCAACTTTCAGCAGGGTTTCGCCAGCCTGGGCGACGCCGGCTCGCTCTTCGAGCAGTTCTGCATCGTCGTGCCCTCGACCGCCGCGACCGAGGTGTATCCGTGGCTGAAGAGCCTGCCGCGCATGCGCGAATGGATCGGCGACCGCGTCATCCACTCGCTCGAGGGGGCGGACTTCTCGATCAAGAACCGCAAGTTCGAGCTCACCGAAGGGGTCGAGCGCGACGCCATCGAGGACGACACCTACGGCCTGTACGGCCCGATGTTCCAGGAGTTCGGGCGCAGCTCGCGCGAGCACCCGAACGAGCTCTCCGTCGAGGTGCTCGAGGCCAACCCGACGTGCTACGACGGGCAGCGGCTCTTCGACACCGACCACCCGGTGCTCGATGCCGCCGGCCGCGAGGTGTCGGTGAGCAACGACATGGGCGGCGCGGGGCCGGCCTGGTACGTGATGGACCTGTCGCGCGCGATCAAGCCGCTCGTCTTCCAGCGCCGGCGCGACTACAGCTTCCGCGCCATCACCAACCTCGCCGACGCCGAAGTCTTCATGAAGGACAAGTTCATGTTCGGCGTCGATGCGCGCTGCAACGTCGGCGCGGGCCTGTGGCAGCTCGTCGTGCGCAGCCGCCAGGCCTTCGACGCGACGAACTACGCCGCCGCGCGCGCACGCCTGACCACGCTGAAGGGCGACCACGGCCGCCCGCTCGCGCTGCGCCACACCCACACGATGGTGCCGGGCAACCTGGAAGGGGCCGCGCGCAAGGTGCTCAACAACGCGCTCGCCACCGGCGGCGAGACCAACGAGTGGGCCGGCACCAGCCAACTGATCGTCAACCCGTGGCTCGCCACCGCGTAAGGACGGGCGAACCCGATGGATGCACCGACCCTGACCCACTTGCGCGTGCGCGCGCGCCGCGACGGCTTTCGCCGCTGTGGCCGTGCGTGGCCGGCGGCCGGCGTGACGGTGGCGGCCGACGACTTCAGCGACGATGAGCTCGCGCGTCTGCTCGGCGAACCGATGCTCGAGGTGACCGCGATCGCGCACGCCGACGCACTCGAGCCGCATACAACCGCAGCCCGAGGGGCAGGCGATGCGGTCGTGTCCGCGCACGCAGCGGCGGCGGAACCCGCCGCTGCTGCGGCGCCACAGCCCGCCCAGCGCGCCCCAGCCCACACCGCAGAGGGAGACGCTCCCCCCGCCGGGGGGCCGGATCTGGCTCCGGTCAACATCAACCGCGCCACTGCCGCCGAGCTCGCCGACGCGATGGCCAACGTCAACGCGTCGGTCGCGCAGCGCATCATCGATTTCCGCGACGCGCACGGCCCGTTCGCTGCGGTCGACGAGCTGGTCAGGGTCAGCGGCATCGGCCCGGCCACCGTTGCCGCCAACCGCGCGCGGCTCACGGTGTAAGCGATGGCCTACTGCACCCAGACCGACCTCGCGGCGCGCTACGGCGACGCCGTGCTGGTGCAGCTCACCGACGCGCAGCACCTCGGCCAGATCGACGCCGCCAAGGTGTTGCGCGCCTGCCTGGATGCGGCCAGCGAGATCGACGGCTACCTGGGGGTGCGCTACCGCGTGCCGCTCGAGCCCGTTGACGACGTCGTCGTGCGGCTGGCCTGCGACATCGCCTTCTACCGCCTGCATGACGCGCTGCTCGCCGAGGACAGCCCGGTGCTGCGCGGCTACCGCGACGCCGTGCGCCTGCTGCGCGAATACGCCGGCGGGCGGGCGGTGCTGCGTGCGGCGGCCGCGCCCGAACTCGTCGGTGCGCCCGAGTTCGCGCCCGCGCGGCGCGTGTTCGGCGGCGGGGGCTTTTGATGGCGCAGGTGCTCGACGTCGCCGGCGCCGTGCGCGCGCGCCTCGCCCCGCTCGCGCCGGCGCGGCTGCGCCAGGTGGGCGGTGCGGCCGATTTCACCCACGCCGAAGGCGCGCTCACCGGCGTGCCGGCCGTGTTCGTCGTGCCGCTCGCGGAGACGCCATCATCGCCGCCGCTCGCCGCCGAGTTCGTGCAGCGCAAGCAGATCGTCGTCGCGGTCGTCATCGCCGTGTCGAGCGCCCGCGATGCGCGCGGCGAGGCCGCCCGCGACGCGCTCACCGAGGTGCGCGGCGCCGTCGAGGACGCGCTCCTCGGCTGGGTGCCCGAGGGCTGCGCCGAGGCGCTCGCTTGGGCCGGCAGCCAGCTGCACCGCCTGGCGCCCAACCACGTGCTGTGGTGGCGCGACGATTTTGTCACCACGCAAATGGTGCGCCTGCCCTGAACCTGCTGACTTTTGACGAGACCGCCACCATGACCGAGAAGCGCACCCGCAACGCCGCACCCGCGCCTGACGACGCGCCGCGCGGCGCCGACCCCGCCAGCCCGACCCCCGGCACGCGCGAGACGGCCGCCGCCGCCGCGCCCGCCGACCCGTACTGGGGCCGCGGCGGCTGCTACATCGTCGGCCGCGACGGCGTGCGCCGCCCCGCCGACCCTCCCCAAACCAACCCGTCCACTCGCCCGACTGCACAGGAGTAAGCCGCCATGGCCAACCTCATCGCCACTCCGCGCGCCTGGAAGAAAAAAGCCATCCTCGCCAAGCTCGAGGCGAGCCCCGGCGTCGATGCCGCCCCGACCGGCGCCGCCAACTGGATCGAGGCGCGCAACGTCACCTTCGAGCCGATGGACGCCGAGACCGTCGAGCGCGACATCATCGCGCCGTACTTCGGCAACGGCGGCAAGCTCATCACCGCCAAATACACCAAGATCAGCTTCGAGGTCGCGCTGGTCGGCTCGGGGGCGGCCGGCGTCGCCCCCAAGGTCGCACCGCTGTTGCTCGCCTGCGCGATGGCACAGACCGTCACGCCCGCCACCTCGGTGGCCTACAACCTCGTCAGTGAGGCCATCCAGGCGGTCACGATCTACGTGAACGTCGACGGCGTGCTGCACAAGCTCGTCGGCTGCCGCGGCAACGTGGCCCTGACGCTCGCCGCCAAGGGCATCCCGCTGCTGAAATTCGACCTCGAGTCGATCTACACCACCCCGGCGGCCGAGGCCATGCCGGCGGTCGACCGCGACGGCTGGCTGATCGAAAAACCCGTCACCGCCGCCACCACCGCCGCGCTCACGCTCGGCGGCACGGCGCTCGCGTACTCGGCCTGCGAGCTCAACCTCGGCAACCAGCTCGCGCGCATCGATCTGCCCGGCCCGCAGACCGAGGTCGCCATCCTCGACCGCAAGCCCACCGCCAGCGCCACCGTGCTCGCACCCGCGCTCGCCGTGTTCGACCCGTTCGCGCTCGCCGAGTCGGGCGCCACGCTCGCGCTCGCCACCACGCAGGATGCGGGCGCCGGCCGCGCCGCGCAGCTCGCCGCCCAGGTGCGCGTGATCGGCGTCGATTACGACCGCATCGACGAGATGCTCGCCTACAAGCTCACCCTCGAACCCACCCCGATCGCCGGCAACGACGAGTTCGCGCTGACGTACCTGTAAGCACTTGCCCCGCCCCCAGTCACGGAGCCTCCCACCCATGCACACCCCCGCCACCGCCGCCGTCCCCGCCTTCGTCGTACAGCGCACCCCCACCGTCGCCTGGCCGGTCACCCTCAGCCTGCCCGCCGACGGCGGGCGGCTCGCCGAAGTCGCCTTTACCGGCATCTTCCGCGTGCTCTCCGAAGACGAGCACGAAGCCATCGCGCCGTCGCACCTGCCGCCCGCCGACGCCGCGTCGGCCGACGCCGACACTGCCCCCGCCCGCCCCGTGCAGCGCCCGTGGCGCGAAGTGCTCGCCGAGAACGCCGCGCTGCTGCCGCGCTACCTGACCGACTGGAAAGGCGTGCTCGACGAGCACGGCCAGCCCGTACCGGTCAGCGAGCTGCCCGCGCTGCTGCAGGGGCCGCACGGCAAGGCCTTGTCGGTCGGCCTGGTGCGCGCGATCGCCGAAGTGCGCTGGGGCGTGGCCGCGCAGCCCGGCGGAGCGCTGGCGGGAAACTCGCAGCCTGCGCGCGACGCTGGGTCGAGCGCGCCTGCGGTGAGTGCGCCGGCGACGACGAGCTCGCCGGCGACCTGAGCTTCTTCGGGCTCGCCGAGGCCGCCGCGCGCGAGCGCGCCCAGCCCGCCGACGACGCGCCGTTCGCCGTCTATGTGCAGAACTGGCCGGCCTTCCTGCTGTGGCGCGACGTCTGGCGCCAGTGGCGGTGGGTGCCGGGCGGCCTGGGCGGCGCCCAGCGCGACGGGCTCGACTGGGCGCAGGTCGAATCGGCGATGCGGCTGCGCCGCGTGCCGGTGCGCGAGCGCGCCCGGCTGATGGACGCGCTGGCGATCATGCAGGAGGCCGCGCTCGCGCGCCTCGGCGAGCTGCGCGCGCGCGACGCATGACCCGCAGCGCCGCCGTTGCCGCCATCACGACGTAATACAGGAGCCGCAGCATGTCGCGCCCTCAAGAGCTGGTGATCCGCATCCGCGGCGAGACCGGCGAGTTCGTCGCCGCCATCGATGGCGCGGGCCGCCAGGTCGAGCGCTTTCACGCCGCGGTCGAGCGCGCCGGCGGCAGCACCTCGGCCACCGCCGCCACGCTGGCGACGATGGGCCGCAACAGCGGCCAGGCCGGCACGCAGGTGGGCGCCCTGTCGCGCCAGGCGCGCGATGCCGCCGGCGAGATCACCCGTCTCGAGCACCACTCCGATCTGCTCGGCGACGCCTTCCGGCGCGTCGGCGCGCTCGCCGCCGGTGCGCTGTCGGTGGGGGCGCTGGTCGGGCAGTTTCGTGCCATCTCGGCCGAGCAGGAAACCCTCGAACGCAACCTGCTGCGCACCCAGGCGGTCATCCAGGCCACCGGCGCGGCGGCCGGCTTCAGCGCCCGCCAGTTGCACGAGCAGGCGCGCGAGCTCGCGCTCGCCACGCTGCAAAGCACCGAAGGGGTGATGCGCGCGCAGCAGGTGCTGCTGTCGTACTCGAACATCCAGGAAGAGAACTTCACCCGCACCATCGAGCTCGCTGCCGACCTCTCCACGCTGATGGGCAGCGGCCTCACCGGCGCCGTCGAGACGCTGGCCAAGGCGCTCGACGCCCCGGCCGAGCGGCTCGCCAGCCTCACCGACATCGGCTTCACCTTCAGCCGACAGCAACGAGACACCATCAAGCATCTGGTCGAGACCAACCGCCTGTTCGAAGCGCAGAAAATCATCCTCGACACCGTCGCCGGCAGCTTCGGCGGCCTCGCCCGCAAAGAGGCCGAGGGCTTTGCCGGCGCCATGGACACGCTCGGCCAGCGCGTGCAGGAGGCGCGCCTCGGGCTGGGCGAGCTGTGGCAGGTCAATCAGCGCAGCGCCGCCATCGTCAACACCGTGGCCGGCGCGGTGGCCGAATTCACCGAAAACCTGGAATCGTCCACCAGCGCCGCCGAAGCGCTCGCGCGCGTCGATCTGGGCGTGCTCAACACGCCCCTGGAAGCGGCCATCGTGCTCGCGCGTAACGTGCGCTTCGTGTTCGAGGGCGTCCGCCGCGAGATCGGCGGCATCGCCGCGCAGATCGGCGCGCTCGCGCGCCTGGACTTCGCCGGCGTGCGGACCATCGGCGAGCTGATGCGCGACGACGCCGAGCGCGCCCGCCTCGAGCTCGATCTGCTCGACCGCAAGACCCTCGACGTCGCCGGCAACGACGTGCTTGAAGACTACGCCCGCCGCATCCGCGCGGCGGCCGCCGAAGTCGATCGCCTCAAGGCCGCGCTCGCGCGCAGCGGCGGCGACGTCAATAGCCGCGAATACATCGCCCTCGGTAACGCCGAAGGCGAGCTCAAGAAGCTCATCGCCCGCTACACCGAGCTCGCCGGCGTGGTCACCGCTGCCGTGCGCCCCACCAAGGCGCTGGCCGACGAGACCCCGCGCGCCGCGCGCGGCCTGGCGGGCGTGGGCAACGCCGGCACGGGCGCCGGCAAGGGCATCAAGAATGCCGGCGATGCGCTGGGCGACTTCATCAAGAAACTCGAACGCGCCCAGAAAGAGATGCACGACTGGGCGCAGTCCGCCGTGGCGGCCAGCGTCCAGCACGCCGCCGGCCTCGAAACGACCACCGAGCGCATGCGCGAACAGCTCGACACGCTGGGCATGAGCCGCAGCGAGCTGGCCCGCTACAACGCCGTCAAGCTCGACGCCGCCGCGGCGGCCGAAGCGCACGCCGCCGCCGAGCTCGAGGCCGCTGCCGCGATGCTGACCGCCCGGCGCGAGCTGCCCGAGGTCGCGCGCGCCTACCGCCAGATGGCCGCCGAGCGCCGCCGCGCCGCCGCCGAGCTGGCGAATCAGTCCCGACTCACGCTGGAGATCGACAGCAAGCAAGGCGCGCTCGACGCGCAGCAAGCATTCGAGCAGGCCGCGCAGGCCGCGCAGGACGAATGGCAGCGCACCGCCGACAGCATCGAGCAGAGCCTCACCGACGCGCTGCTGCGCGGCTTCGAGGACGGCAAGGGCTTCGCACAGAACTTCCGCGACACGCTCAAGAACATGTTCCGCACGCTGGTGTTGCGGCCGCTGATCCAGCCGGTGATGGCGGGCGTGGCGGGCACGATCGCCGGCGCCGTGTCGGGCGGCGGCGCATCGGGCGCCGGCAATATCGGGGTGTCTGCGCTCGGCAGCGCCGCCGGCTCGCTCTTCGGCGCCGGCGGGCTGTCGGGCGCGATGATGGCCGGGGCGGGCTGGCTCACCGGCGCGACGACGCTGTCGGGGTCGCTCGCCGCCGCCGGCTC